CGAATGGCACCTAATAGGCTGGGAGCCACTTTGCCCTCCCCGTAGTGGCCCAGCCTGGGGGTAGAGGAATCCTTCTTCTACCCCCTTTTGAGAGGTATAGATTGTGGCAACTACATCCATCGACATTTGCGCCCGTGCGCTGATTTTGATTGGGGCTAATCCCATTACCTCGTTTTCCGATGGGACAACGGAGGCCACTGTTGCCGCTAACCTCTATGAAGATACTGTTAGGGATATGCTGGCGCGGCATCGCTGGCGCTTTGCAACTGGTCAATCGCAGCTTTCACGCCTTGTTGCTGTACCTGACGGTAGGTGGGATTCTGCTTATCAGCTACCTTCTGATTTGCTTATTCTTCATTCCATCACTGTTACTGATGATGTTATTGCCTATGACCGCTATCAAGACATGGTTTACTGCAATGCTACGTCAGAAGATGTAGTGGTTGCTGATTATACCTTCCGAGCGGATGAGAGCCTTTGGCCTCCCACTTTTGTAACTGCCATGCAGTTTCAGCTTGCTTCGATCTTTGCTTATTCGGTTGCAGCCCAGGAGGGGCTCTCGGATATGATGGAAAAGCGGGCTGTGCGCTACACCTCGATTGCCCGCAATATTGATAGCCAGAGCCAGACTACGCGCAGGCTGAATGTGCAGAGGTTCCACCAGCTACGCACTACTATAAGGGGTTGAGATGGGCGTTAAGCTTGTTCAGAACAATTTCGCCAATGGCGAGATTGATCCTCTTATGGATATGCGTCATGATACTGGGGCCTATGTCGGTGGCGCTCGCAGGCTTCGTAACGTTGCCCTACTCAATCAAGGTGGCGTTAGTCGTCGTCCTGGGACTGAGTATCTGGCTACTCTAATTGGTGAAAGCCGCTTAATTCCTTTTGAGTTTTCTGCCTCTGAGCGTTATCTCCTTGCCTTTTCTAATACTCGCCTGGATATTTACAGCACTTCCGGCACCTTGATTCAGAGTCTTACTAGCTGCCCTTGGACTACTTCTCAGCTTTTTGACCTGACCTATACCCAGGCAGCGGATGTGATGATTGTCTGCCATCCTGAGATGCAGACTCAAAAGATTGTTCGTACTTCTCTTTCTACCTTTACACGATCTGCTTTTGCCTTTGGTCAATCTATCAATGCAAACCTAACCTATCAACCCTATTACAAGTTTGCGGATGACACTGTGACGCTTAGTGCTAGTGGCACTACTGGCAGCGTCACGCTTACTACTAGCGCGGCCTTCTTTACTGCAAGTTATGTTGGTTTGCGGGTTCGTTGGTTTGATGTGGAAATTGAGATTACTGCATACACTAACTCGACCACGGCAACTGGCACTGTGAAGGGTGAGCTAAAGGGCTACTATGATATTGACCCATTCAAGACCACTCATAGCTCCAATGTTGTTACTGTAACTCATGTCAATCACGGATTGGCTACCGGGGCCAGTATTACTATTGCTGGTTCAAATGGGCTTAGTGGCATTAGTGCCAACCAGATTAACGGCACTCGAACAATCACTGTCTTGAACGACAATGAATATACCATTGTGGCTGGTTCAGCGGCTACTGATAGTGCTGATGGCGGTGGGGTGAACGTCACCTTCTCCGGCAACAATATTCCTACGCGCACTTGGGCTGAGCCATCATTCTCTACCGTGCGCGGGTGGCCGGGGTGTGTAACCTTCCATGAAAACCGCCTCTGGTTTGGTGGTGGTTACTCTCAACCTGACGGATTGTGGAGTTCCAAGATTGGCAACTTCTTTAACTTCGATCTTGGAGAGGGCTTGGATAATGAGTCTATCCAAGTAACCATTGGCTCTGATGATATTTCATCTGTGAAGCATCTCGTGTCTAATCGGCACTTGCAGATATTCACGGCTACTAGCGAGTTCTACATTCCTCGTGTTTCGCAGAGTACCATTACTCCAGCGAACATCACGATTGCTCGGCAGACTCCGTATGGCTGCTCTAAGGTAACGCCATTCCCCTTCGATGGTGCTACCGTGTATGTACAAAGTACTGAGAAATCCATTCGTGAGTTTCTCTACACGGATACTGAGCAGGCATATAACTCTCCTACCCTAACCTTGTTGGCCGATCATTTGATCTCCTCGCCGCAGGATATGGCGATCAGCTACGGCACCTCCAAGCGGGGTGAGCAGTATCTCCTTGTGGTGAATAGCAATGGGACTTTGGCTGTCTTTCATTCGGCTCGCGCTGAAAAGCTGGCTGGCTGGACTCTTTGGTCCACAAGCCATCCATCGGGAACTGCCTCTTTTGATAGCGTGGTGGGGCTTGGTGATCGTATATATATTTCTGTTCTTCGTGGTTCTTCTTACTATCTTGAGCGATTCGCTGAGTCTGATCAGGACCTAACGCTCGATTGCACGATTTCCTATACGAGTGGTTCAGCCACAAGTAGCTGGACTGTGGGCTCGATCTTCTACAATCGTGTAGTGTCCGTCACCTCGAATAACTACTACCTTGGTGATTTTACCGTGGGTGCTAGTGGCGCGTTGACGCTCAATGATGAGGTCAGTTCGATCAAGGTTGGCTTTAACTTTACGCCTGAGATTGAAACTCTGCCTGTCAATTTGCAGATGCCGGATGGCTTTTACACTGGCAGGCCCAAGCGTATTGCTCGTGTGATCCTTGGCCTTAACTCTACTCTGGCTGTGAGTGTGGCTGGCAATAAGTTGATCATACGTCAAGTCACGGATGACTTCTCATTGCAGCCTACTTCGGTTACGGGCAAGAGGGAGTTCTTTTTGCTGGGCTTCAATCGTGATGCCACCGTTTCTATTACTCAAACCGAGCCGCTCCCTATGCGAGTGCTTGGTTTAGCTTTGGAGGTATCTGCATAATGGGCTTTGAAACGGCGCTTATTGCGGCTACGGTAGTATCTACTGCGGGGGCTTTTGTTTCCGCTGGGCAGACTGCGGCAGCAGCAGAGGGTGAAGCTAACTTCCGCAACTATCAGATTGCCGAGCAGAACAAGCAGCTTGAAGAAGATCGGAAGCTTGTCCAATTGCAGGCTCTTGAGCAGGAGAACGCTCGCAGAGATAGATCAAGGCAGATAAAGGCTACCAATGAGGCGTTCTTGGCTGGCTCTGGTGTGAGTGAAAGCCTATCTTTTGAGGCAATAGATCAGGCTGCGAATAAGGCGTTATCTACTGATATCCAAAATATCCGGCTTAGTGGCCAGGTATCTAGTGCGCGCCTCGCAGATCAGATTGCGGTCAATCGAGTAGAGCAGCAGTTCCAAAAGACTCGCGCAAGCCAGATTGCTACGCAGGCTTATACTGGTGCTGTATTCCAATCGGCTTCTTCCGGCCTTAGGAATTATGCTACTGCTTCTTACTACAGCACTCCCCGGAGATAAGTTATGGCCATTCAACGCGACGAACAAAAGATTGGCGTTCAGCCAAGTGGCCGTACTATCCGCGAGTTTCGTACTGAATTGCCTGGGGCATTTGGTACACAGCAGGCGGTAGCATTTGGTAATACCATTGCCCAGGCTGTAGAACCATTTGCTCGCGCCGAAGCTACTGGTGCCGCGCGTGAAGAAGCTACTTCCACTCCCATTCCAAAGGATGAGAATGGCAACTACACTCGCCCTCCTGCGCCAGAGGGGTTTGGTATTTTTGCTCGTGGCATCTACGACCAGATTGTAACTGAGCGCACTGCCAATTCCTCATACATGGACTTTGAGGCAGAGGCGCAACGTATTCGTGCCGCGCATGGGAATAATCCTGCCCATGCGATTGATCTTCTCAATACCTCTGCCGAAGCTCGCCTTTCTGCGATGGACCCACAGGTAAGGGCCAGGGCTGAACCTCTTATTCGTCGTGAGGTTAATCAACACGCCGGACCTATCTTGTTTGAGGATGCTCGTCGGCGTGAGCGTCTTGAGATTGAGAATATCAATAGTAACATTAGTCGCTCTTTGCAGGAGTCTATTGATCTTGCATCCGTTGGAACGCCTGAGGCTACTGCTCGTTCTGTTTCTTCTTTGAATACGGCCCGCACCAATGCCGATCTTTTGCTTGCTCGAGGTGTAATTTCTCCGGGTCGCCACGCTGAAATTGTAGATGGATTTTCTGCTGTGCAAGCTGGCGGTTCTGTCATGGCTACGGTCATGAGCCGCTTGCGTGATGGTACTCTTGATGTTGCTGCGCTCGATGATCTTTCTCGTGTGGTTCGCTTTCCGTTTACGGATGGCGAGAATGTTATGGGTGTTCGCCCGGAGGATATTCGTGAGTCTATTCGGACTCAGGCTGGCCGTGACGCGCTTGCAAATCAGATTGACAGGGTTCGCGCTAATCTCAATAGGCAAGCGGCCACTCAACAGGTAGAGGGGCAGTATAATAACTTCACCTCTGCCTATTCTGCTGGTGCGCGTGGGGCTCCTGCTGGGATTCCTCGTGAGAGGGCTGATGCCTTTGTCCTGCGTTGGGCTCAGGATAATGGTCTAAACATCTTTTCTCCTGAGGGAATTGATCGAACCTTTCAGCAGTTTGGGTTTCTACCCCAAAGTGCGTTGCGTTCTTTCTTCTCCAACTCGAATCTTGCTACGCCAGAGCAGTTAACGCAGCGGATGGTATTGTTCCGTCACCTTGATCGGATGCCGATTGGTGGAGGTGAGGATTCTACTGCTCTTGGTGCAATGAGCCGCAACGACTATAATTTCATGTTCCACTTCAATTCTGGCATGGTTGCTGGTCAAACTGCTGTCCAGGCTGCGGAAACTGCACGCACTTTGGTTGAGCGCAATCGTGCTGCCCCTACAACTTATGATGAGTTATCTCGTGCGGTTCGTGGGCGAATCAAAGAGAATGATGGTATTGATTTAACTGACCGTAAACTGATGGATAAGATTGACGATAACTTTCCATCTACAGGTGTTTTCTCTCGCGCCAATTGGGCTACTGCAAGTTTTCAGCAGCGCCGTACTATCCTTTCTAATGTTTACTCGCTTATGGCTACTAATGATGCCTTGCCATTAGATGACGCGATCAAACAGGGTGTGCGCCAATTCATGACGCAGCATACCTATGACCGGAATCTTGTAAGTGAGAATGGTACTGTTGGAGCCATTGTGCCTCGTAGCCAAGCATTACCTCAGGTAACAGATTTGTATGGGAGTGGAGGTTCTGAAGCTAGAACTAGTGATTATGTGCAGCTTTATGTAAATGCTGCGATTCAAGCTAATCGCTCTTTGGTTGCCACTCCCAATGCGCCAGATGGAGAGAGGTATATTCCTCGTTCTCAGCCTGGGTGGAATTTGCCAGATCGGTTAATTTATGGGGATAATCTTGCCTTGCGGCATACTGGTGTGGATACAGCAAACCCAGGATATAACCTTGTAGCCAAAGGGAATGATAATATCTGGCGCACGGTTTACAATTACCAGAACCAACCTGTTATTCTGAACCTTGGCATAGCTGCTCAGAAGCAAGATGAATACGCTCGCACAATTTCTCTGGATCAAGCTGGCTCTCGGGCTATCTATCTTCGTGCAAATCCTCCTGACATTGGTGTTGGTGGACTTCCTGCTGCCGAGAGTTTGCAGCCCACCCCTGGTATTCCCAATACCGAGTTTAGACCTGTGGCTCGTCCAGAAAGGTTTGGCCCTGTTGAATTAAGGGATGCAATCATTGAACGTCCTACTGCTGGCCAAGGTTCTATGCCTGTGATTCCTCGCAATGCTCCTCGGCCCGCTCCTGGCATTAGGCAAGACACTGATCAGCCAGTTATCCGGGTTCCCATTTCCGAAAATGATCGCCCTATCTTTGATAGGGTAGCAACCTTTGCGGCTAATCCTACCATTGGCCGGAATGTTGATGGGCTTGAGGCTCCCTTTGTTCGCAGCATTTCCAATATGCTTGATGCCATGCCGGAAGAATTGCGGCGTGGCTTCCGCATTACTTCTAGCTACCGCTCGGATGATCGACAGGCTCAGCTATTTGCTGACGCCGTGGCAAAGTATGGTAGCGAGGAAGCTGCTTCTCGTTGGGTGGCTCGCCCTGGTCAAAGCAATCATGGCTTTGGTCGCGCGGCTGATTTGCGGATGGACCCGGAAACTCGTGATTGGGTCAGGGGTAATGCCTCTCGCTTTGGACTGCACTTCCCATTAGCTCATGAGCCGTGGCACATTGAGCCTATATCTGCTCGGCGTGGTCGTAATGCCGCCACCAATGCTGGTGCCGATAGCGAGGATTGGAACGGATGAGCGACCTAACTAATCTGCCTTTGATGGGGGCTGAAACCCGTATCATTCAGCCTCCTACCCCTCCAAATCAGCCTGAGGGTGGCTTCTTTCGCAATGTCATGGACAATGTTGCGAATAGCTGGTGGGTTCAGCAGGGCGCTAATATTCTTGAAACCAATATACCAGGCGATCAGAACTTCAATCCTCTTGATCCTGAGTTGATCAAGGGCAAGGAGCAGTATCTTCCTTACTTGCAGGATGCCCGTTCTCGCGCCCATTTCGATGCCATTTATGAGCGCATCCAATCTTATGAGCAGAGGCGTACTCGCCTTGCCGAAGAAGGTGGTATTGGCTCTGCACTTGCGGCGGGCATCTTTGACCCGGCTAACTTTGTGGGTCTTGGTGTAGCTCGTGGCGCTGGCTTGGCCCGTAGCCTTTTAACGGGTGCCTCGACTACTGCGCTTGTTTCTGGTGGCACGGCACTATTGGAGCAGCAAGTTGCACCAATGGAATCCAGCGAAGTTTATACTCGCGCTGCTTTTGGGGCCGCTTTTGGCGGTTTGTTTGGTGGCATTGTTGGCCGCAATATTCCATCCAATGCAATGATGGGAGACTTGTCTAACACTCTTACTGACTTTGGTAAGGCTGTAGATGAAGCAATAGAGCGCGGCTCCTTTGGTGGCAATCCAATGGATCGCACAGTTCCGCCCGCTCCTTTTGTTGCGCGTGAAACAGGAGGTGGCCCAGTTGGCTTTGCCCCAGCCATGGGTATTGAGAAGCTAGTCTCAGAGAATATTGGCGATCTTGGCCCTATGGTTGCTAGTGGCCACCGCTCCTTTGAAGATTTGGCGTTGAGCATGGCTGGCACTGGCCAGTTGATGAAGCGCAATGTTGCTGGAGAGGCGAGCCCACAATCTTCTTTGCTGCGGGCCGGGTATTGGACCGGACTCGCGGGCAATACCATGAAGGCTGTGGATGATATCTACACTCGTTACATTAGTGGCGGCACACAGGCTGCAAGTATGCTGGGGGTCAATATTCCTGCTGCCGCAATGCGCGTGGGGCAGTTCTTCGGTATGCGCCCAGGCGAAGGCAAGATGACTCTCAATGAGTTCTATACTGCCGTTGCTCGGGCTCACTATCGAGATAAGATTGACTCTCCAATCCCAGAGGTAAAAGAAGCCGCTCTCGAAGTGCGTAAGTTCTTTGATGAGATGCGTGACTATGCCTTGCAGGCCAATATGATTATGGCTCCTGAGACTGCTCAGAGGTCATTAGATCGTACTGTGCAAAGCCTTTCCTCTAAGCAAACCAAGCTGGGGGAATTGGAAAAGAAGGCAGGCCAAACCAAAGACGGTGAGGTTGATACCTCAAAGCTTTCTGCGAGTGAGCGTGTTCAATATGCTTTGCTTAATAGGGCTATCGGAAAGCTTAATGAGCGTGCTGACTATTATCGTGGCGCGTTAAACTTTATGCAGTCAAAGCAGAAGCCCGGCCCCAAGGCTGCTGGTTCTGCCGTGATCAGCGAGAAGGAACCCATTGTTACTAGCGCTCCGGCCAATGAAAATGTCGGGCGCATTAATGGGGTGGAGGTTTCTTATACTTCAACCGGAAAGAAGGATGCTGACGGCAATCCTGTCATTGCTCTTTTCCGTCCAGAGGAAAATAGGATTATCTTTGATCGCGAGGCGTCTGATGCTGCTTTTGCGCGAAAGGCTTGGCGCAATCCAAGAGTAGAGGGTGTTAACCCGTTGCCAGATGAATTGTTCCCTACGGCTGATGCTTGGGCAGATTTCATTATGCGGCATGAAATAGCTCATGTTACAGTTCGCCGTGGCGCTGGATTGGATAAGGCTGGCTATGAGAATCTTATCAATGAGATTGCTCGCAGGCAGATTGAGGAATTGCGCCAACCTACTCGTGTAACTACTGGTACTGCTGCCGTTGATAGTGTCACCGCTGCGGCCAATGAAAACTACTCTAAGTTTCTTGGGCCAGCCAATGAGAAGTATTATCTTCCTCGTATCTGGAACCTTGATAAAGTTATGGCTGACGAACTCGGGGATAAGAACCTTCGTAAGATTCTACGCCAATGGTTTATTGATAACCCGATTGAAGGTGGCAAGATGGATCCCGCATCTATTGATGCTCGGGTTGATGCTACTATGGCTGGTATTTTGAAGCAGGCAGAGCTTGGTGAATTGTCACTTGGCCGTAAGGTTGATCAGCCCTTCCTCTCTCGTGATCTGAATATTCCAAATGAGTTGGTATGGGATTTTATTGAGGATGATGTAAACTCCCTCATGAAATCCTATTCTCATAGGGTGGGTCGTTCTTTGGAGTTTGCTCGTGTTTTTGGTGAGCGTGACGCAGAGGACGCTATCTTTGATGCCGCCATTCAGGCAGCACGCGAGATGGGTGGAACCGAGAAGGAGATTACTGCTCGGGTGAATAAGCTCATTGGCCATGCTGAAAACTTGCGTGATTTCACCTTGGGGGATGTGTACTCGAAGAACCCGCTTTCTCTAAACCGCAAGATTGTCTCTGCTGCCGCTAATTACTCCACGATTACTAGTCTTGGTCGTGCCTTATTCTCTAGTTTCACGGAGCCTGCAAAAGCTGTGATGATGCACGGCTTTGGCCGAACCTTTGGCTTTGCCTTTAATGCTTTGACGGATCGCAAAGCTTTTGGGGATATGGCTGCTGATATGCGGCAGCTTACTGGGCAGGCTTTGGATACCGCCATGGGTCTGAGCATGAGCCGCTATGGCGAGCAGGGCGGCCCTATCAATGGCTCGATTGATTGGGTGGGACGTATGATGGACAAGGCTACTCGTCCTCTGGCTAAGTTTACCAATGGCCCATACTTTGTGTTGAATTTGCTTGGCCCCTATACTGACGCGCTAAAGAACTTCTCCAATGTGATGAATGCTCATTACATCTTGGAGGATGCCAAAGCTGTTGCTTCCGGCAAAGCAAGTGAGCGTACGGTCAAGAATATGGCGGCACTTGGCTTTGATCGTGAGTCTGCGGCTCGCTTGGCTAGTATGCCATTTGAGCGTGATCGCGCTTTGAACTTGGCCAATATCCAAGATTGGGGTGATGATGAAATGGTGCGGAAGTTTGGGAGTGCGGTTGCTGCCCAGACTATGCGCCAGGTGGTCACAGCTACCGAGGGCGACATTCCCAATGTAGCTAGGGGCTTTATCGGGGCCGGAGATAAGCGCCGCGAGATACCCTACATTCGGCTCCCATTCCAATTCATGAACTTCTCCTTTGCCTCCACCAATAAGACGCTTGTCTCTGCCTTGCAGGGGCGTGAGGCTAATGTTGTTGGCGGCTTAATGTCAATGCTTGGTCTGGCTTATTTGTCTCTATGGTTAAAGACACCAGATAAGGCATGGGAGAAAATGCCGATGGAAGATAGGCTGGTCCGTACCATGGAAAATTCTGGCTTCCTGGGTATCTTCTCGGATGTTTCCCAGAAGATCGAGGGGATTAGCCAGAATCGTTTTGGTGTGCGGGCTATGATGGGTCTGGAGCCAAGGTTTGGCCCTCGTAGCGTAGATGAGCTTGCGCCTATTGGAGAGGCTTTTGGCCCTGTTGCTGGCAAGGCTACTGACATTTACCAGTTAATGTTTGATAATTCCATGACGGCAAAAGAGGAGGCTCGTGGGATTAGGCGTCTAATTCCCATGAATGACCTTTTTTATCTCCGTGGGATTGTTAATGATCTGGAGCGGTCTGCTTTAGAAGCGGGCTATTAGTGCATTGAAATAAGGGTTTGCTTCTTAGCAAAAGGACTCTGGAGGTCTAAATGGCTATTCTCATTAACGACACTACACCGCGCATCCAATACACTGCCACGAGCGGGCAGACTGTATTTACTGTGCCGTTTGAGTTCTTTGAGAACGCTGACCTCAAGGTTTACAAGAACTCTACTCTGCTCACCATAACGACCAATTACACGGTCACTGGTGCTGGCGTTACGGGTGGTGGTTCTGTCACTCTAACAAGTGGTGCTACCGCTGGTGATACAATTACGATCTTCCGCGATATTGCGGTAAAGCGGGTAACTGATTTTCCAAGCTCTGGGCCTTTCAATATCTCTGCCCTCAATAATGACTTGGACAGAATTGTTGCTATGATTCAACAGGTAGAGAGCGAAGTAGAACGTGTTGTTTCGCTTCCTCCAACTGATGGATTAAATAACTTACAACTGCCTCCTGCTGCCGATAGGGCAAATAAAATACTTGGATTTGACTCCAATGGTGATGCTGTTGCAGCGCAACAAATTGGTTCTTATAGAGGTAATTGGGCTTCCGGTGTCAATTATTACAGGAATGATATTGTAAAGGATACTACAGGTTCAGACCTTTATGTTTGTGTTCTGGACCATACTTCATCTGGGTCATTACCAATATCCACAAATGCTGCTTCTGCTTCTTGGTCTATATTTGTAAGTAGTCCTTATTTTACCTTTAAGGACTTTGGCGCTGTAGGCAATGGCGTGACGAATGACGCTGCGGCTGTGCTGACCGCGTTGAACAGCGGTGCCAAGGTGATTGACGGGCAAGGGCTGACGTATCGTCTATCGTCAAACATTACGCCAACGTGCGAAAACATCATCATTCAAAACGCGACCTTTGACATTTCGCAGGTCACTACTGGCGGGTCGGCTTTGACTTTTGCGGGAACGCAAGGCACTGGCGCGTTGTTGACCGCCAATACGCTGACCGGCAGCAACGCGGTTGCCATTGGCAGCACCACCGGCTTCTCGGCGGATAATTACGCTTGGATGGCCAGCACGGCTATTTTTGACGTTGGGGCAAGCGTGGTGCTGGGCCAGATCGTCAAAATCAAGTCGGTTGACTCCGCCACCGCAATGACGCTTTACGACGATGTTCTCTACGATTTCACGACTGCGGCAAGCGCGTCTATTGCCAAACTTACCCCAAAGAAAAACATCACGTTGAGCAACGTGAAGTTTATCGGCGCGGGAACAGGCATTCAAACTGCGGTAGATTTTAACAAATGCTCCGATGTTTTGGTTGATAATTGCAGTTTTGATTATGTGGACTATGTGTCCATTTTATTTGACCGGTGCGTCAACGCTACGGTCACAAATACCTCAATGCGATACGCAAGGTCTGTGGGGCTATCGTATGGCGTAACGGTTGCCAATGGCTGTTACAACGTCAAGGTGGCGAATAGCTACGGCGAAGATCAGCGGCATTTTGTGACGGTTGGCGATAACGATGGCGTCAATCTGTTTGTGAACGTCACAAATTGCCACGCGGCTATGCAGCGAAACGCTGGCCTTGATTCGCATTCGGCGGGCGATTTTATTTTGTTTGATGGCAATACTATTGAGTGCGTTGAAGCGCAAACCGATGGAATTATCGTCCAAGGTTTGAACGCTGTTATCACAAACAACATCGTTGTCGGGAATATCTCAACCGGTATTCGGCATCAAATCCTCCCCTCTATAGGCACAGCGTCTTGCGTAATTTCAGGAAACAGCATCCGTAATTTTGGCACTCCGCTTGCTTCAAGCACGGCCATACAGATTGAGCAAAACAGCGGCGGCGCGTCCGTCAACGGCGTTAATATCAGCAACAACATTATGAGCGGCATTTTTGATTATGGGGTGTTTGTCTATGCTGAAACCGGAAACATAAAAAACGTCACTATCAATGGAAATGTGACCTCCGACGCGGCGACAAACACCGCTTGCTTTTTGCGCGCTTTGGCGGGCTATTCGCTGGAAGATTTTGCGATTACGGGTAACGTGTTCAAATCTTCCGGGGTCCAAAACATTTACTTGCTTGGCACCACAACACCTAACGTCCTTAACGGCACAATTAGCGGCAACGTGATCAAGGGCGGCACCAATGGTATTCGCATGATCCAGACGCAAAACGTCATGGAGACAGGCAACTATAACACTGGCGTTACGCGCAAGGTGTTTGTCGATACAGGTTCCAGCGTTATATGGCTTGACCGCCGGCAGTCGTCAATCGTGACGATGACTAACACGACTTATGTTGTGGTGGACCAAGACGAGCAGCTTATCGCCAACCGGGCGTCAACAATTACCGTGACGCTGCCTGCCGCTGCAAGCTGGCCGGGCCGGGTGCTGCGGTTCAAGACCATCCAAGCGCAAGCGGTCGATAGCAACGCATCAAACGTGGTTCCGATTGGCGATAGTGTGGCAGGCACGTCGATCTTGCCCGCGACTGATGGCGCTTGGGCATGGCTACAATCTGACGGCACAAACTGGGTAATCACGGCAAAGGGCTAAAAATGAATGAAACATCTTCTATTGGCCCTCGCTTGAGCAAAGTTGAAAAAGACCAAGCCGTTCATGAGGCTGTATGTGCTGAACGATATCAGCATATTACTAGCAATCTTGAGGCTTTGCGTATAGAGTCTGCTACAAGAGCAGCGCGTCAGGAGATGCTTTTAAGGCTGATGACTGGCTTGCTGATTTCCATTACCGGCTTGCTTGAAGTAGCAAGACGTTGGCTTAATTGATCCAAAGGAGAGAATCATGACTCGTGAAATGTGGATGGGTGTATCCCGTCACGTCCTGGGCTTTGTCGGAGCTGTGCTTGTAACATTGGGTTATGTTGATGCTGGCACGGCAGAAGCTCTTGTTGGCGCTTCTGTCACTGTTGGCGCAACCGTCTGGTCTATTCTTTCTAAGAAGAATCTCTAATATGCCATCAGCCTCCTCGCCTTATTCAATTATCGAAGAAGCGTGGAGGTTGGTGAAAAAGCACGGAAGCCTCTCTCAAGCTTCTCGTGGCAGCAACATCCCCAGAACAACCTTGCAGTTTAGATACCGCAAGGCTTTGGAGATGGGGTACGAGCCAGTTGTTAGTGATCCGCGAGCCCTTACTTCAATGTATGGGGCTAAGCCTCAGGACAAGATTGAGGGAATCATTGCGCCGGAAATCCCGAGCGAGGATGAGGATCTTGATCTTGTCATGGATCGGCTGGCCGAAGCCAAGCGCCGCCGTAAATCAGCGGATGAATCTCGTGAGTGGATGCGCTTCACTGTCGAGGGTGAGGGTCCGTTTGGATTGGTCTTTGTTGGTGATCCTCATGGAGATGATTGCGACATTGATCAGCTTCGCCAAGATGTTGAGCTAATCAAAGCCACGCCTCGTATGTGGGCAGTTGGCCTTGGCGACTACATTAATCAATGGAACAAGAAGCTCTTTCACAAATACGCATCACAAACAATCAATGAGCGTGATGCTTTCCGCATTGCCCAATGGTTATTCCAGCAGCAGATATGGATGCTGATTATCCTGGGCAACCACGATGGCCAGCGGTGGCATGGCAACGGTTCGCCCCTGCGGTTCATGCAGCACTCGGCTCCCGTTGATCTACAGGATTGGCAGGCCAAGTTTGAGGTATCCTGCGGGGCTAATGCGTGGCGTGTGTGGGCAGCGCATGACTTCCCGGGTAACTCCATCTGGAATGCCCTGCATGGCCCCAGCCGCCGCGCGCAGCTTACCGGGGCAATGGCTGATCTATTCATCTGCGGGGACCATCATGTGTTTGGCCTAGCCCAGACACAGCATGAGCATACTGGTAAGCCCTACTGGGTGGCTCGTGCCAAGGGCTACAAGCCTCTCGATGACTTTGCCTTAGAGAAGGGCTACGGTCAGCAGACCATGGGCCATAGCATCGCGGCTATCTTCGATGTGGATGGCAGCATGACTTGCTTCTCGAACCTAGACAAAGCGGCTTCTTATCTGGAATGGTTGAGGGGGCGATATGAAAAGAAAGCCACCACGTCCAAAGATAGCAAGCGGCGTAAAGGAACTCGCTAGGCAACCACCGGGGCTAATCTTTGTTACCGATGTGGGGTGCATAAACTGCTTTCATGAATGGAAGGCGGTGTACTATCATCCGCCTGAGGTGTTCCAATGTCCTTCTTGCCGTAGGATGAAGGGCTTTCGCGTGGACGCTAATCACGATTTCATGATGAAAATGCTGGGGAAAGACGACGATGAAGTTGAATTTTAGCCGCTGCTTGAAGATTACCTTAGCTCACGAGGGAGGTTGGTCTGACCGGAGTACTGACCCAGGCGGCGCTACTATGAAGGGCGTTACGCTCCGCACCTACTCTGACTACCTCAAACGTGCCGCTACCAAGCAGGAGCTTATGAACATTAGCGAGGATGAAATCAAAGACATTTACTACAATGGGTATTGGATGCCTGTTGGTGGTAATGTTCTATCCCCTGGCCTTGATCTGGTGATGTTTGATTTCGCCGTTCACTCTGGCCCTGGGCGAGCAATCTCTCATTTACAATCCATTGCGGGTACTCGCATGGATGGAAAGATGGGGCCTATTACTCTGGCTGGCGTTGGTGCCTTCGAGAGTAAATGGGGAACCAAGGAGTTGATCATTCGCCTTATGGCTTCCCGCTCCAAGTTCCTGAGAGGCACGAACCTTTGGAAAGAGTATGGCCGTGGCTTTGCTAAGAGGCTGTATAGTGTGGAGCAGGAAGCATTAAAGCTTGAAGCGGAGGGTTGATCCCACTATATAGGAGGCGTTCTCCTTTCGTGTGGTTTCTTCCTCCCAAACTTTACCCCATCCGGTTTTCGGGTGGGGTTTTTTTATATGGCGTAGGGATTGTCTTGTGGTGGGTGGCTATTACAGTCGCCGCACCTACGGTTGTGTGGCCCCTCTGACCAGAACATCTTCATGCATAGTAGGCATTTCCGTTCTTTGTCGAAGCGCCTCATGTACTTGGTAGATACATGGGTTTTGTTCCACCATCGCTTTACCGTTTCTGCATCTACTTGGAAGTGATCGGCTATCTGCTGCCAAGTCTCGTAGCGTTTGAGAGCTTCGCCTATATACTTCTCTCTATCCTCTACAATATGGGCTGGCGTTGCTCTGCCTGGGCCATATCTTAAAGGTGGTGTGTTCATTCCTTTTCTCCTTGATTTGCGCGGCCGTAAATATCGGGTGGGTCGTCATCTCTTTTTTCCCACGCTCTAGCTCGCATGGCCTTTGCTCCCCATTCAGCAGCTTTGGCTTCTGTTGCTTCGAAGCCAATGGTCATTACTGCATTTCCTCGCATGACTGCTGCCAACCAAATATTCTTCCGGTCATAGAAACTAACAATGACATGAAGATCGCTCATTCCTTTTCTCCCGGCACGCGGATGGCGGTGGCATTTGATTGATGTGCCATCCATTTTGGCTCTGCGCCTCCGCCTAGGTTTTGGTGTTTAGACCCACCGCTTCCACCTCCACCTCCACCATAAGTAACAATTTTGAGGGCTGTTCCCTCAATAATTGTGCCGTTTGTCAGATGCACCTTTGCCGCGTTCTTTTTGTTTGGCGACACCAGATTTTTAATCTTGGCGAAAATATCTTTAATCATCCCTTTTCTCCCAGCGCCGCGCGGGCGGCAGTCAGGGCGAGATGATCTTCTTCATCTATCTCTCCATAGCCTTCGAGCGCCTTAACCATAAACAGCAGCGCCGCCCGCAGCTTTTCTATTTCGTTAGCTATCTTCCGGCATTTTTCGGCGTTATAGGTGTTCGCCCAATACGCCGTATCCTCTCCGTCTGTTGGCCTATTTTCAAAATACTTGGCTGCATTATGCAGGAATTTCTGCATCCAATCTGGATCAGAATAGCTTGGGTGGCTCATTCCTTTTCTCCCAGCGCCGCGCGCATTTCCTGCAAATCCCCCGCTAAGTCGTGCTTTTCTTGAAAGTATGGGGAGGCGTATGATGCCCAATGTTCAACGGCATCAATGGCGAGGCGCAGTGCGGCCCGCAGCTTTTCGATTTCGTCGGCGGCTTGTTCAGCCATCCGCCCCGGTGCGCGCCACCAATCCGTGATCGCCCGCAACCGTTCCACAATGTCGCTCATTCCTTTTCTCCCAGCGCCTTTGTCAAAATTTGATGCGCGCCAATCACATCATCAGCGTCAATACATTGACGAGCCATCTCAATGGCCTCGCGCATTTTTTCAATTTTGGCAGCGGCTTCTGCCATGCCAATCTTGATACCTTCCTCTAAACCTTCGTGGTAATCGCTCATACTTTTTTTTCCTAATGTAGCGCGGGCAGCAGCCCAGGCTTCATAACATCCTGCATCATGAAGCGCGTCAGCAGCCTTATCTAAAGCCGCCCGCAGCTTTTCTATTTCACCTCTGGCTTCTTGGTAGTCCGATAGGTAGGCATGGTTTGAGGCGGCGAGTTTCGAGTTCTCCGCCCGCAGCTTTTCGATTTCGTCGGCGGCTTCCTGCCGCGCCAGCCGTATCATATGCCCAATCTTTGCCGCTGCCTCTGCGTTGAGCGTCAGTCCGGTGGCTGCATAGATTTTATCTGCGATGTTGCTCATTCCTTTTCTCCCAGCAACTCGCGGCCTATCTGAACGGCTCGCCATTCGAGCCATTGCTGATAATGAAACTCGCTCCCTCCATAATGCGCCCACGCTTCTTCTTCACTGGCTGTAGGGGGTGGTGGGTTTTGCCCCACCCGATAGCCCTGCACGATGTTCCCTGTGTAAATAAATGCACGCAGCACCTCACGCAGCTTTTCGATTTCGTCGGCGGCTTCGCGCTGAATGGCTGGCGCGGCGTAATACCCTTTCATCGCGCCATCGGCCCGCAGCTGTTCTACAATGTCCACCATGGCCGCTCCCAATCTTTCAGAACTTCATCAAGCTTGGGTGGTTCCCAGCCAGCGGGCTTCAGAATCTTCCCATCACTGCGCTTACGAACCTTGCCTGTCTCGGGATCAATCTTCGCCATGTTGGAGCGAATGACTTCCTCCCAACCAGCAGCCATAGGAAAGCCAGCAGATAGGCCAGCACCAATAGTCACAACAATTAGATCGAGGATGGCGTCAAAGATTTGTGGGCGGTTATTCACCATCACCGCATCCATTAACTCACTCGCTTCTTCACGAATGAGGCGAAGATACAACTGGAATTGTTCTTCATTGCGCTGGTCGATTGTCTGGCCACACGCAGCCATAAACTTTGCTTGATCAGCAAACACACTAATGCTCATGGTTATTCTCCTTTGTTGGCACGAAGCCAGATTTGACGGTCAATAGCTTTCTTGATTGCACCCTTGCTGCGCTTCATCGCGCGGGCAATGTAAGAAACACTCATGCCAGACAGTACGAAACTTGATAAATCTTCTAGTTCCCTCTCGGTGTAATGGCAGCGTTCTCGACTTAGATTATTCCGTTCAGTTATTCCCAGGTTGGGAATAGACCCATTGTTAATGGGAACAAGAACTGCCTTCGCAGATAATGGTTTGCTCTCTCCATCCACAAACGCAACCATGCGTTCAGCTAGGCTCAATGCCTCTTGCCCATTAGCGGCATGAGTAAAAGCCATACGAAGTATTTCCATTTTGTCGCTCATTGATCTTCTCCCTGGTTAGCGACCTCGCAGCCCACCGCTGCATACCCAGCAATATCAATCCACGAATCATCATGGTCCCCGCCATTGGATTCAATGCGGGCCATCTTCGCTAGGATGTGCATGATAGCTACATCCGTTGCGGTAATCGGTAAGTGCAACCACGTTGACCACATACCCGCTACCCGATCCATGTTGGTCTTGGCGCTACCGTATTGCTCGCCTCGATCATTCACGATGGCGATAGCCTTCTGAAGCATTTCTCTCTTGTTCATTGTTCTCTCTCCTGAATTTTGTTGATGATCTCTTGCAGATGATCTTTCCCATCTGGCATGAGCATAGTTGCGATACTCGAAAGCAGCTTGGTTACTCGACGATCCCCAACATTAACATAGCCCTGCACTTTTGCAACTCCATAAAGCACAGTGGTATGATCTCTGTTGATGAGGTAGCCAATCCTGGTGGATGTATTCATCGTGTATTCCTTGGCCAGAAACGACACGATCCAGCGGGCAAGGCATATATCCTTACCCCTGCGGCTGGAATAAAAGTCAGCGACATTGACCCCCAGCAGATCACACGTTGTATGTACAATGTCACTCACGGTAATCATGCGGCCTCCTTCACGGCTTGCTCGCCTACCTTCTCTTGCATAAAGGCTACCGCCTTCTCTGCCATCGAGGCTGCGGATACGATTGCCTTCTTGTCCTTCTGAAGAACCTCCAGCCAATGCTTGATGTAGCTGGCGTGATCGTCGCGAGTGGTAGACTCAATGCCAAACTCAGCGCACATGAAGGCCGCACCAATCTCGGCAACCAGTTCCTCCATTGCGTAGGCGTCATCGCCAAAGCGTTTGCCCTTCTCTCGATCCAGGCGCTTCTCTGCCCCGGTCCAATGCACTAGCTCGTGAAGTAGGGTGCCGTAGTAATACTCTGGCCCATTGAATAACGGCATGGGCGGCATATAGATTTTATCCTGGGCGCGCTGGTAATACGCACGCTGGCCGGCCACCTCTATCTCTGCGCCTGTCTTGTAGATGAATACATCTATGGGCAGATTGCGCGAATCCGCGCCTCCAATACCTGGGGTTTCCGGCGCTTCTTCGCGCTTCTCATCGGTCTGATCCGCGTTGAACACGTACGACTGACGGGCCATGAGGATTTTGTCTGGCTCCCCTTGCTCGTTGATCTTCTCATAAGCCTTAAAGAAGATGATAGGCGTACCCTTCTCGCCCTTGTTGATTGAGACTTTCTTCTCGGCCCACTGCTTGAAGGTAGCCCACCGATGGCTGGAGTATCCTTTCTCCATCGCAGTCAACCAGCACATGAGAACATTCGTGCCGCTATATCTCTTGTTGGAGATAGCATTCACTGGCATCTTTGGTTTCACCATCTTCCATGGTGGCGACCATTTGCCTGCACTATCAACACTATTGATAATGCGGTTCGTGATTTCTTGGTATATGTCTTTGTTCATTGTGTTCTCCTAGCGACGAAAGAGGGGGCTTGCGCCCCCTCGGTTAGAATGGAATGTCATCTCCAGAGTCTTGGGATACCTTGGCAGGACCTGTATCTGATTCGCTCTTGCGATCCAGAAGGCCAAGCTCTCCACCAAACTTACCAATCACAACCTCGGTAGCGGTCTTTGTCGCCCCGTCCTTCGCATTGTATTCACGAATGCTCAGATCACCACGGACATAAAGCTTGCTGCCCTTCGAGGTGTAGCTTTGGAGAAGGTCAATCTTCTTCTCATCCCAGCAAACCACGTTGACCCACATGGTTTTCTTACCGCCCTTTTCATAGCGAGATACGGCAAGAGAGAAACTGGCAACGCGCGCACCAGCAGAGGTGTTACGCACCTCCACATCTTTGCCCATGTTGCCGATGACTGTTACGCTTGCGAGCATTATTGCTTCCTCCATACACGGATACCACCATCCAGTTCCGCCATTACAAAGCGGCGCTCGGGAAAGCGGCGCTGTGCGCGGTAGATAGATGCAGCTACGTTAGTCACCTTCGCATCACCAATGAAGAACGAATCTCCCACGTTCAGATCAGCGAAGCGATACTTGCCGCTGTTGAATGGGCGACCCATCCGCTTATGGGAAATGTCGGGCATTGGAATACCCTTCTCGATTTCTGGGCGCATCTTATTTCTCCTGAATGTCTTTTGCCTTGGCGGCATAGAGTTGACGTAGGCGTGCAAGCTCGGCGGGAGCCAAGCTACCCGAGTGCTTCTTGATTTCTGCGGCGCACTCGGCGAGGCCGGATTGATCAATGACCAAGGCAATCGCAGCTTCGAGAGCGGCGACCACTGGGTTATTGAACTTTACTTCCTGCTCCTCATCGGGATCGTCACCTGTCTCCAGGCCCATCGCTTTGAGTAGGGCATACTTCACGGCATAGGACATTGCCTTGCCTGGACCCTTGTCTTGATCGTCGATGCCGTAGCCAAAGCTTTGCACATCAATGCGATCATCTGGCCTATCAATATTCACAAAGCGCACCATCATGCGGCACTCTGTTCGATTGCCATGCTGAGAAGGCTCGATCAAAACGGGATAATAGATCACCCCTTCTTCGAGCAGGGCAGGGCGAACCTTGGCGGTAACGCTATCGTGCGACACGATAGAGTAGCGCATCCCCTGCTTCTTCTCCTTCTGGATGTATGTCACCTTACGCATAGCATTGGCCATGCGCTGGTGAAGGTTTGGTTTATCAGACATCTAATGCTCCTGCCATGTGGTCTTTGTGTAACCAGATTGTGTGCCACCTTTTGGATGGCGGATAAGCCCTCTTGATATTCGAGGACACGATGAGCCCCATCTGGGTAAGCTCACTACGTCTTGTGCGATATGTCGAACCCCTTGCTTGGAAGTGTTCGTTCAGATCAACGTCTGTAAAGCCATGCTTGCCTGCCTTCTTGGCGTAGGCCAGCACCTCTAGCTGTATCTCTGTTATGTCTGGCGTAACGGCATGGGCTGCTTCCCTACTGGTATCCCGATCATCTTTCCTATGGCGATTGTAGCCGCCATAGAATTGCAAGGCTTGTTGGTATGTCATGTATGTCACCCCTCCTTTGCTGCCTTGAATAGCAGCCTCCCCCTCTTGTCGCGCTTGATCACAACACCATGACCGTAGGCTTCGCCTACGTCATCCCTCACCAATTCCTTGAGCCCGTCCTTGGCTGCGTCATATTTCTTTGCGGCCTCGGCGTGTTCGAGATAATCCTTCGCTGCGCTTGCCCAGGCATTGCTGCTGGTCATGTCAGCCACGCGCATCCCATCTACCTTGATTGCTTCGCTGGCCTTGTTGCCCTCTGCGATCTTGGCGGTGGGGATAATGTCTGGAGCTACACGGTTCTCAACGTGCCACCAGAAGGATGTCTCTAGCTCAATGAGCTTCTCGATGTAGTCATCATCACGATCTACCAGGCAATACTGAGGTTCGTCATTGCCACGGATCACAGAGAAGTAGCAGAACAACCGATTGGTTACGGCCATGTAGTGCTGCAACTGCGGCGCATAGTAGCGAGCCTTATCCCAAAGGTTCGCGCTATTGCTGCTGTGCTTCATTTCCAAGAAGGTGTCATGCGTGGTGATCCAACGATCCACATGACCGAACATAAACTTGTGGGTGGGATGCTCGAAGAAGGGTTCGGGATCAACCACATTGAACCCACTCATGCGAGCAAACCATTCGGCGTGGAAGTTCTCGGTGCGTAGGCCAAGCTGCACACGGAACACGCCAGATAAATCGTCTGGCTGCTTCTCTCCGATCTTCTCCAGATATAGGTCCAGCCATTCACCACGCATGATGCGGCTGGCATCCGAGCCACCGATACCCTTGGACCTATTGAGGGTAGCCATGGTATTGACAAATGTTAGTGTCATTGTGTTCTC